GATTCACCTTTAATGCCTGAGAAAGGCAATTTGATCATTGCTCTCTCAACCCAGAAAAAGGTGTTGTCGGAGTTACCATCTGGTAAAAATCTAAGTGTAGATTCTCCGCCTTCTTTTAAGTTCCAGAAGGGATAAATTGATTTATCTCCGCCTGTTCTTTCTCCTGAACCTTTTTGTTCAGATGCTTTTAGTTTTGCTCTAATTTCAGCTAAAGTTGCCATAATATTCTCCTATTGTTAGCCTTTATGTGCTTTTTATTTGCCTATTATTTGTTCATGATCTACATAAACAAAAAGCGCATACATGTTATTGTATACGCTTTTATTTAGCAGAGCAAGAGAAATCTTGCTTAAAATGTGAGTATTTTACTCAATCATCTGCGAGTCAAATCTACAATTCTTGCCAATGTTTGATCGTCTTTGTATTTGACCATTTCTTGTTCAGTCATCTCGCCTTCTTTGAACCAATTCATTGGATTCCACATACTACCCTTCTGAGCAGGTGCCGCAGGTGCCGCAGGTGCCGCTGCCTGGTCTACTCTACGTGGATCAGTTTTGGCAAAATTCTGTCTTGCTTGAGCTCCAGCTTTGTTAGTTAAATTAACACCGGTTCTTTGAGCAGTTGCTTTAGTTTGATTAGCTGGATCTTTTTGTGCCGCAACGCCGCCTGCTGGAACAACTCCTGCTCCGCCTGCCGCAGTTCCTGGACCACCTGGAATAGTAGTTGCTGGATCTGCTCCTGGTTTTGTTCCGTCTAATGCCGCACTTCCTGTCGGCTTGTTAGCCGCATCAATTGCTGATTGAGCATCTTGTAACGCCGCAATAACATCTTGTGGAGGATTTTCATTCTGAGCATTAATGTCGGCCATGATGTCCTGTATTTGTTTAATAATTGCCGCTTTATCGCCACCGGCTGCTGGAGCAGGTGCCGCCTCTGCTTCTAACAGTCTTACTGTATTCATTAAACGACTCATAGTTTCATTAATACTTTCAGCAGACCATGTACCATTGCCGCCTGCTACTGGAGCAGTTGCAGCTGCCATACCTTTTGCGGCCGCGTCTGCTACTTGAGCGGTATTTAATCTTGGAGCATTTGGATCTGCCGCAGGTGCCGCTTGTGCCGCAACTCCTGCTCCGCCAGCCATACTTTTTAATTGTGCTACTAGCGTTTTTAATTTTTCCATATCAGCCGCAACTGCTGCATCTGCTTTGGCATTACCGGCATTGCTTAATGAATTAACTTTTTGTGCCGCGGCTACATCTTTACTAGCTTGACGGCCAAATAAATTACGTGTTAAGAAATCTGCTTGACCAGCTTCTGGCATTTTTCCATCCCATTGATCAATTGGAGGAAGTGCTGGAGGCAATCCATAACGTTGACGAACTATTTCATCTTGTGGCGGATATTGTACTTGTGCCTTAGCATATAAATCTTTAATTTGTTTTAATGCCGTAGCGTAATTTTGTTCTTTGGCATTGGCTGGACCAGCAGGTGCTGCCGCAGGTGCTGCCGCAGGTGCTGCCGCAGGTGCTGCCGCAGGTGCTGGATCGGCTTCTGCTATGTATTCTTTTAGTCTTTTACTGAGACTAGATAGAGTTGATTCAGTAATTTTTTTCATTGTAGTTCCTTATCTTAATCCTGCGATTTTAAGCATAGCTGTTAATTCGGCATCTTCATTCATTCCAGGCATATTCATACCTTGTGGCATCTTACTCATAATACCTTTCATCATGTCTTGCGGGTTCATTTGAACTCCTGGCATTTTTACATTTTGATTAGGCATCTGTCCTTGAGCTTTATTCATCATACCGCCCACTTTACCTTGAATACCTTTCATCATACCGCCAATTGGATCATCGCCGCTAGTGTCAAAGCCCATCTTGCCAGTCATACCTTTAAACTGATTCATAGCATCATCATAACTTGCTGGCTTGCCATTGATAGTTCCGCTACTTGTATTAGTGCGAGTTACTTTAGCATCTGGATGTTCTTGTTGCCATTTATCCAACATAGCATTAGGATCAATACCATCGTGGTCTTGTTGGAATTGTTGCATCATTGATGAAAAATCTTCTTCAGGACCTTCGTCTACTGTATGTTCGTGTCCCATGCCAGCAAGATGTTTAATGTGCCCTAGTTCATCATTGGATTGTGCGCTTGGATCCATCTTGTCAATTAGGTGTAATACTTTTTTCAAGTCTTCTTCGCTGGCGTTAGGGAATTCGCCTTCTTTCCAGCCTTTAACAACTTTGGTCTTAGCACGAGTTCCGCCAATGGTGAAATTCTTAGCTTCTTTGTTCCAAAAACCAGCTATGGTTTTCAACATTTGTTGGGCGCCACCTTCGCCTGACTCGTCTTCGAATCCACACTCCATCGGAGCAATTCCACATTCGCGCATGGCATCATGTAGTGTCATTTCTTTATGGCCGAAATCCATCATGGTTTCTAATGTAGCACCGCACTCTTTAGCTTGAATAAATTTAGCTTTCAATTTAGCAAGTTTATGATCTTCCATGCTTTCTGATACTGGAGCAGGCGGAGGTAAATCTTCACCAGCTGGTGGTTGTGGAGGAGCACCCGCCGCGGCAGCATCTGGTGCTGGAGGAGCTGCCGGTGCAGCTTCAGGAGCTGGTGCCGGTGGAGCTGCCGGTGGAGCTGGCTCAGCATCTGCTCCGCCCATTTCATCTTTACCAAAGTGTATCTGTGATAGCAATTCGGGTGCGTTATGTTGAATAAATTGTTGTATTAATGGGCGACTATCTAAATCTGGATCTAGATCTTTAAGTGAGTCTAGAAATTCTGGATCATCGATAATGCCTTTTAGACTTTCGATGCTATTAACACCTTCTGGGCCGCCTTTTAGTTCAGTTGACAAAATCTTGTTTAATTTTTCAATTGCTTGACTTTGTGTATCTTTGTTAGGACTGAATAATGTGTCTTCGCCTTGATCTTCATCTTCACTAACAATAGTATCAATAAAATTTTCAAATTGATCTTCTGGGTCTAATATTGGAGTTTTGTGATATCGACTCTTTGGACCTTCTTCACTACGCTTAATACCTTTTTCACCATTACCGTCTTCATAATCAGTTTTAGTATGTTTTACACCGTGTTTAGTTTTTTCAACTTTGCCACCTTTGTGAGTGGTTCCAGTTTCTTTATCACCATCGAATATTTCATCTAATAAGTCACCAGGTTGCAATTCTTTAACTGGGATTTCGCTTTCATCAACTAAACGGAAAATATATGGAAATGCTGTTTTTAAATCTTCGTTAAATGTGCGGATTGTTAACCGATCAATCCAGTCACTCATAATATCTTCAGGAATCATTTGTTCTTCACGATCTTCAAATGACTCGGCAAATGCTTGATAGTATGCTGGACGTTGTAGTCCTGCTATTTCTTTTTTAACTTGTTCGATACGTTCCATTACTTTACTAGTAATGTCACCCATTGCTTCGCTTAATGATTCGTTACGTGATACATAACCTTTAAACTTGCGCAACTGTGCTAGTTCTTCTGATAACCCAGTAATATGTTTACCAATCATGTCCCAAGGATAACCACCATGTTTTAAATGTTCTGCTAGAGCGCGAGCACCGTTTAAATGTTTTACTGGATATTTAAAACGTTCGCCGTCTGCGTTCTCGACCCAAATGCCTTCAATGTGCATTGTGCGGCCAGCGGCAAGATCTAAGTTAATAGGCTGGCTGTGTTTAATAATAATCTTTGCTTCGCCTAAATCTTGGTAGCTCATACGAGCTGTACCATATAATTTATTTTCCATTATAGGTTCCATGGGTTCGTGTTCCTTGGGTTTTGCTTGAAAGTGATAATCACGTTTATCTAAGTTATCTTTACCAATGTTTTGTACGTCAAATTTTAACAAACGATCTTTAGCAAATTGTCTAAACCCACGTATAAATCTAAATGCGCCATTGTGTTTGCTATCGGCTAATTCGCCGCTTAGTTGTATTACAATGCCATCATCTTCATCTAATGTAATTGCTACTGTTCCTAAACTTCTACCTTTTTCTTCGTACTTAAACTCAAAAAATCGAGCCTTAGGAATATCTGCTTTTTTACTTAAAACGTCAGCGTTTTCATCACCGATTTTAATATCGTGGAATCGTGTCTGAATTTTTCCGTATAAATCTAAAGCAATTTTATCTAAATTCGTATTCATGTTATATTTATCCAAAGCCCGAGGATATGAATATAGGTAAGGGCGGTTCCCATTCTTCATCAACAGCCCAATCGCTGGAAACTCTTATGTGTTCAAACACCGCTGGATCCCATTCTGCCAGCACCTGACTCATGCGCACTACTAACAATAGGGCTGCAACTAGATCATCGTGTTGTCCTTCTTTGGCTGAAAATGTAGTACCTTTGGCAATGAATGTTTTGAGTTCGCTGATTAATGGGCGACTGTTTAATATACATTTTTCTTCTTCGACTAAGAATTTTACCTTGGCACAAGTGCTGATTTTGCTACCATGGGTAGTGTTAAACCCTTTACGGAATTTCTTAACATGCCCTTTTCTATGAGGTTCGGTCATGAAAATTCCAGGGAATGTTTCTTCGCCTAGATTGTTAATAACCACTAGAGCACTTTCACCTACTGTGTTGTTTTCCACACTCCAATAGATTTGATTGTAACTTTCTCCGCCTATCTCATCACTAATATATTTTAATATATCACGTAATATTTTAACTTGTTCTTGTATGGGTGTGATGTTGTGTTGCCACTCGGCTATCTGTATCATTTCAGGCATTTGGAATACTTCAATAGCACCGTAGTCTCCGCCAGTGCCTAAACTAGGATCATGGGCAACAAGATATACTCTACCAGGTTCAGGTTTCTTCCACCACCGCACCTGACCCATCTTCCAAGCAGGTTCTCTACCTACCATGTCAATCAATTTTAAACTGTTGATTAATGTTTCGTCAAATACCAAGAACTCGCAACCATATTCTCGACGGAAACGTTCTTCACCGATACGACCCATTTCAACACGTTTCCATTCTTCATCTCGATCTGGATGTTCATGCCATTCAGCACGGAATCCATGAAATCCGTTTAGTCCAGTGCCGTCGGCCTTTTCATTTCCATATTCGTCAAATTTGTTCTGGCTTTCTTTCCAGATTATTGCGAATTCATCTTCGTCGCTGTTTGGCGTTGATGTAATGATTGCTCGTCCACCTGTTGCCAGGGTTGGTGAAATTGAGGTCCAAAATTCAGTTGCAATATTGGGTTGAACAAACGCAAACTCATCGCAATAAAGTAAGGATATGGACATACCACGACCGGTATTGCCAGTAGTAGTAGCTGAAACAATTCTTGATCCGTTTTCAAATTCAATACTCCCTTTATTATAATTTACCACACCTGCGCGAACATAGTCTTCACACAGTTCGTATCCGTAACGAATACGTTGCATAATTTCCTGACTGCCTGTATACTTGTGGGCGGCCACTAGAATAGTTTGATCTGGGTGAAACATGGCATACCATAATAGATAACTTGACGCACAAGTGGTCTTACCACTTTGACGCGGTAGCATGTTGATGTTAAACCTATAATCGTGATAAGCGGCAAGCAATCTCTCTTGGTATTCAAAAGGTTCAAATTTTACCTTGCCCTTTACCGGATGCTGAATATGAAAAAAGTTTTTGGCAAAATGTAAATAGCCAGTCTGGGGGTCGGCACACTTCATCAAGTGTTCAACTTGTTCTTCTGTGAACTTTTCTTTTGTATGGGCTTTCTTGGTTAAGACGCCGTCTAGTGATTTTGCCATATGTTTATTTAATCAAAAAAATAGACCCCTTAGGGTCTATTTGGCACCTTGGACAGGGTGCTAACTGCGACGAAACTTAACCGTTTAATCTTTTGTTTAATGCTAGCATAGCATTTAATTCTTTACTTTC